TTTTCCATGGTACGTTCTTTAGGCATTTCGATGTTGTCCCAGTAAGATGCGCAACGTGCGTCGGTGATGTCGTCGTAATCAGTCATTGTAGTCTCCTAAACTGCTGTAATGTTCATCGGCCATACGGTCATTCTCAGCATCAACATGCGCACCAAAGGCATCCTCAATCTTGCTGATCTGTGCATCACTGAGCAGCGGCAGAATATCCACACCATGCGCATACACGGCGTGGAAAATCATATACGCTGGCTCACCTGGATCTTCACGGCTGGAAAGCACACCCATCGAATGCTCAATGTAGCACATCAATGGGGCCTCGAGCTCAAAGTCGTCGTATTCAAACTCGGTACATTCAGCGGGGCAGGCTGGCCGGATGTAAGTGTCCCGCCAGTCACCTGGATTTGCTTTGCCTTGATGATCCTTACAGGCAGAGAAACCCGAGGCGCCAAGGCCAAAAGACTGGCCACACTGGGAGCAATAAATGTTGGTGAACTTGGTCATGATGATTTCCTTTCAAAAGTCAGTTAGCGTAGGATGATAGTACCCCTGTTTCCAGGGGATGTAAACAGGTCGTGTTACTTATTTGCGGTGATTTCTACCGAGTACCGCGCGGTAGGTTTCTTTTTGAACTGCGCCAACACCGTATCGGTGATGCCATAGTGAGCGTAGAGTTTCTTGGTATCCGTAGTGGATACGTTGGTGGAGTGGCACACCGCTTTGTAAAGCACGCCTTCAACCTCGAGGCGCTGCACGCCATCCTCATCAACCGGCTGCATGGAGAGCTGGTCCTTGAGCTCGTCCTTGATCGTCTCGGCCTCGGCCTGTAAGGCCTTGATCTGAGCCAGCAAGGCGCCGAGTTGGTCGATTTTGGTGAAGGTGAGTGAGTTATCCATGATGCATTCCTTTCAAAAGTCAGTTGGTGTAGGAGAATAGTACACCTGCTTACACGGGATGTAAACAGGTCTTGGAAACTTTTTTACGCCTTGGCCCAGTAGCCGTAGACCATTTTGCCGGAGCAGTCCCAGATATCCCAGGGCCGGCCGTTGATCACCGCCACGTAATGGCCGGCCATCTTAGCAATAACCGTGCCGGTCAAATCTGAGCATCGAGCTTTACGGCCTGCTATCATAGGGGCCTTGCACCAGACCCAGCCGTGGCGCTGGAGCACCTCAGCGTAGACTTCCTTGGATACCCCATTACGGGCCGACTTGGACCTGCCAAAGTCTGCATTGGCCTGGGCCAATTCTTTATAAACCGTTTTGTAATCGAGGTCCATCGCGATCGCCATGGCCCGGGCGCCGCAATCACCTGCCGTGCCTTTGAATCCTGCTGCTTTCCGTCCGCCATCGTGATATTTCCACATGATGTTTACCTTTCAAAAGTCAGAGTTGGTAGGTGCATAATACACCATTTCTTAAGTCTGTAAACAGGTTTTGGAAACTTTTTTACGTTGCCTCGCTGACCCAGATCGTGAGGCCCAGCTTCTCTGCCCAGAACTGATCCTTGATGGGGTACCATGGACCACCTACATCGCTTTTGGGCATCTTCTTGCTGATGACGTAATAATCACCACCGCGGGTAAACACCTTATCTGGATGCCGGCCTGGTTGGTACGCGTATTCACGTACAAACGCTGCTGCCGAGTCATAGTCCATATTCAGCGTGGCTGCCAAGGCTTCAAATTTCTTACTCATCCTAGTCCTTTTCAAAAGTCAGTTAGCGTAGGAGAATAGTACATCACTTCTAGGGTCTGTAAACAGGTCTTAGCAAATTATTTTTTCGTGGAAATTGTTGTACAACCTCGCCTCACCTGGTGTATTGTATGGTAATGGTGGAAAAGGCGCGGCCCTCGCTGAGCCTCTACCATCTGACTCTGAACCACCTAAGTTATTGACCCTAAAGCAAAAATGCCCAGAAACTCGGGAAAGTCTCTGGGCATCCGCAAAACTCTGAAAGGACCACCATGCAACCACAATCTGCGCCAACGGGCTTTGGCGCAAGCGTCGTCACACCAACTGAATTATACAATAACTTCTTACGTGATAGGGACTTCGACCAGGCAGATGCCAAGATTCTAGGCCTTGAGTTGCTGTCCAAGGAGGAGACTCGAGCTCTAATAGGTCATACCTCAGAGCTCTCCATTCGCATCCCCTACCACGACGTGGATGGCAAGGAGACCGGCTTTAACCGCGTCCGGCTTCTTCTGCCTAAGGGGAAGATGAAGTACTCACAGGCTCGTGCCAGTGGCAGTCACATCTACTTTCCGCCTCGAGTGAGTTGGCGCAAAGCCTTAATGGATGTTGACGTACCACTGGTCATCACGGAAGGCGAGTTCAAGGCCTGGGCCATCACACGGAAGATGATCACCGATGGGTTGCCTTACGTCTGTCTGGGCCTGGCCGGTGTTACCTCATGGACGGATAAGTCGGGACTGCATCTACACCGGGACCTCATGCAGATTCTGTGGAAGAAGAAATCGAGCTTCGAGTCCAAGAGTCGCAAGGTCTATATCATCTTCGACTACGATGGCGCAAAAGAGGACGGGGAGCTGAACGACCAAGTGGCCATGGCCGAGACCAAGTTGGCCATTACGCTACGAGGCCTAGGCGCGGAGGTCCACCTATGCCGTGTAGGTAAATTCTCACCTTCCGGTGTGGGTAAGAAGTGGGCCATCGATGACCATCTGCAAGGCGGCGGAGGATTGGCCGAGATTCTGACCACGACCTCCGTGGTCATGAACGGAGTGGATACGTTGGAAATTAAGTTACATGAATTCTCAACGAAATACGCGCTTTACAACGGTGATGTCATTCGCCTGGGTGATGGCCATATTATGAGCTTTCAGAAGGCCAAGGTGGACTCCGCACAGCATATCTTTGTATCTACCTCTACGGTGGCGGGTCGAGGCGCCACGCCTCCCAAAGTGGTTACCAAAGAGGTGCAAATCCTGGATGAATATAAGAAATGGCATAAGCGGTGTGACATCCACCGTGTAGGCATCTTCCCGCAATATCAAGGTATGCGCGTCACACCGGATGGTTGTTACAACTACCTCAATGCGTGGAGCTATGCGCCATCCTGGGGGTCGGCGCAACAGTACTTGGATTTCTGCGACTATTTCTTCCGCGATGAGCCTGAGTACGCCGCCTATTGGCATGACTGGGTGGCCAACATCATCCAATACCCGCACAGGAGAAACAATACAACCCCGCAGTTCGTTAGCTCTACCGAAGGTATTGGCAAATCTGCCATGGCGGAATTCATAGCCGAAATGATGGGCTTGGAAGATGGTGGGCCTGCAATCATAGTCGGACCAGATGAGCTCTTTGGATCCTTTAACGGGATCCTGAAGAACAAAATTTACGTGGTTGTGAATGAACCTTCATCCGACCGCGAGGACCACTCAGCCAAGCTCAAGAACTTCATCACATCCAAGGAAATTACCATCAATAATAAGTACGGCCATCAGTACTCGATTGAGAACTATATGAACTTTGTTTTCACGACCAATCGGCCATATGTGACTACGATGGGCAATAACGCGCGCCGTGAAGCCATCTACAAACCCGAAACTCTGACCAACCATGAGACCCGCCCTTTGGTCACAAAGCTCATGGCGTGGGCGCGATCAGGCGGATTCGGGTATGTTTTGAATTGGTACTATGATAGAGACATCACGGAGTTTGATCCCTTCAAGGCCGCACCGGATACGCGCAGGAAAGCTCAGGTTATCAAAATGAGCCAATCCCACACGCAACAGTTTGCCAATAACCTTCTTGAATGGGCACGCGCCAACGTAGGGGACTTGGCCTTTTTTACAAACCAACAGCTTCAGATACTGCACCAAGCATGGTACGGCGATGAGCGCATGCCACCATCTAAATACGTTAAGACGGCCCTTTCATCTATTGCGCCCGGCGATGACGCACTGGTCCTAACCAAGAAAGACGATCTGGAAGGCGGGAAGAACGTAACAGCTCGAGGCTGGATGCTGGGCAAAACCGCAGATTGGGAGGCTAGCAACAAGCGATCGGTGGCTCGCAAGACTGCCGAGGCCATCGCCAACGAGGTCACGGCAAATGGGGAAAACTACTGATTATGGGCTCGAAAAAGATTACCTGGGCCTCGCCAGAAAGTTGTAATCAGGTACTGATTGGGCAACACGGATTATAAAATCAGTAATCACCTTGCTCTAATCAGTACTTATTACACACTGAAATTACGGAAAGATTACTCAAAACCGTGCTCTAAGTTGTTGAATTTCTTCTATATTTCATATATTACAAATATTACTTAATAAGAAAGAATATTTATATATATATATAAGTATAGCTCTATATATAGTTTTCGCGCCGTTTGTAATCTTTTTTGTAATCCGCTGACTACGCAACTTTTTGACACTTTTCCATCACTCTGAGGTACTATCCCATCATGGACACTCCTAAGAAACGCGGACGCCCTTCGAAGTACGACCCGGCGCTTTGCGCACTCATCGAACCGCTTGGCAAACTGGGCAAATCACGTTACCAAATTGCGTCCGAACTTGGTATCCCTGCACAGAACCTTGAGAACTGGGAGCATGCGCATGAGGATTTTCGGATTGCCTTGAGAAATGCGCGTCTCGATTCCCTGAAATACTGGGAAGACTTAGCACAGCAACACATGATCGAGAACCCCGGTGGGCCGAAGCTGAACACGGGTCTTTGGTCTCGGTCCATGGCAGCTCGGTTCCCAGCCGAGTACCGCGAGAACTCCAAAGTCGAAGTGACTGGGCGCAATGGTGGCGCGATCGAAGTGGACCATGTGCACAACTTTGCGCAGGACCTGATGAACCAACTCTTGGCGGTACGGCAAGGCGATGCTGAGTCAGGCGACAGCTGAGGAATTCGCACGTAAGATCGCCAACGGGCCGGACCTGGGCAAAGCCTCACCAGAATGGCGTGGCGCCATCCAAGCCCGTTTAAGGTGGTTATCCATTGCCAACCGCCACCAAATCACGCCACGAGGCTCGTGGTGGTCAATCTGGTTGCTTCTGGCTGGCCGCGGAGCAGGAAAGACCCGTTGCGCCGCTGAGTGGACCTGGTGGGAGGCTTGGACGCAGCCCGGGACTCGGTGGCTAGTCTCGGCGCCTACCAGCTCGGATGTCCGGGACGTCTGCTTTGAGGGTGACTCGGGTTTATTGCGCGTGGTGCCTGATGTCTTGGTCGATACGTACATCAAGTCGTTGCACGAACTTAAGCTTAAGAACGGGAGCATCATCAAAGGGATCCCGGCATCGGAGCCGGATCGTTTCCGGGGCCCGCAGTTCCAT